TTAAGCGAAGGACACCATGTTTGCCTGCATATGCTCGTCAGAGAGCTTTGCGTAACGCTGCGTCGTCAGGGGGTTGGTGTGACCCATCCACTTGCCGATGTTGTACAGCGGGACGCCGTCTTGCGCCTGCCAAGAAGCACAGGTGTGCCGGCAGGTGTAGATGACGGTATCTTCGAGGCCGGGGATGTTCTCCTTCACGACCTTCCAGAAGTCATTCATCTTGCGGACGAGGATACCGGACCACGGCCCAGGTTTACCAAGGTCGCGCTGGTTGTTGACCGCCTCTACTGCCCTCGGGGACAGCGGCACCGTGCGGGGCCATCCAGTCTTCGTCATCATGAATGTGACCTTACCGTCGCGGACGTGAGACCACTTCAGCGGCTCAGCCTCGGACCACGGACGGGCACCAGTGTGCGTCAGGAAGATGAAGAAGTCCCGCTCCCTATGGAAGCCGTTGGTCGTCATCCAGTCCACGATGGTCTCGAACTCGGCCTTGGTGAAGAACCGATCGCGACCATTGTTCCGCTCCGAGAAGCTGTCGTGTGGCAACCACTCAGGCTCGATCTTGAGCTTCGCCTTCTTGGCGATCACCCGCAGCATCGACATGTGCCGGTTGACCGTGGTCGCCACTAGGCTGCGCTCGTTGTACAGATGCTGCCTGTAGTCCTTGAGGGTCTTCTCGGAGAAGGCCTCGGTTAGCGATGTGGCCGGACCTACCCACTCCAAGAAGAGCTTGGCGTTGGCGATCTGTGACCGGCTGTTGCGCAATGGTTCCCAGTGGTCCTTGATGATGGCGCGGACGGCGTTACCCACCGTGCCTACGTCAGTCCCACCGACCATCGCTGTAGGCTGCTCGACCGCTAGGCCACGCTTGATGCGCCGCCTGCTGTCTGCTTCCCAATCTTCCGCCTCTTCACGAGTTGAAAATGACGCCACATAGGGCGTCCCTTTCACCATGAACTTTGCGCGGAAACTCTGTCCTCTGGCTTCAATCAAGGAGTGCCTCCAGTGCGGCCAACACTCGGACACCCTTCGGCGTCAGAGAGATCCGCTTGTTGCGCCGGTCCATGATGTCTTCCTTGGCGACAAGGATATCCAGCCCCGGCATGCCTTTACGGTGTACTTGGCTGAGAGCAGCGACGTTACGCGACACCGAGCCGGTCGAGTGACCAGTGACGTTGGCGAGGTCCGTGATGGTGCTCTCAGGTTTTGCTGCTACGGCGAGGAAGATCGCCATTTGTTGGGCCTGCATCTCAGCGTTCAACTTGCGGAACTCTTCGATGATTGATGCCACCTTACGGGCGGCCTTAGCGGTCTTATTCTGAGCGTCTGTCAACATGGCTGTTTAGTTTTCACCTAAATTAAGTTGTTGATTTGTATTCGCAGGCGCAATCTTCCCTAAAGTCGTATCTATTGCAAGAGCTTAATTAAAGCGTTCGTGCAACAATTCCTCCACAAAAAGTGGTAGTCCGCCATCGTTGGGGAAGATTACGCGATGTCCCCTGGCCTCTGATTGCTCAATTAGCCAAGTTGTATCTTCATCATAGTCAGGCATCAGGTCCGCCGCCTCAGGGTTGATGCTTTCGAAGTATTCAGGGGCAGTTGCAAACACGGTCTGTAAGTCCTCGTGAGGGGTGTATTTTCCTATGTTTTGGAGATGAAGAGATCACCCGAGCGCGTTGGGTTTACGCAATAAACCCCGCCCCCCGGCTTGAGTGATCTTTTATGATTAAACGTCACATCTGTCCATCAACTTTTTGTTAACTTTTAGATAGATCTTTAATCATGAGTCGTTTTGTCACACTTTTGACGCGATTATGCAGCCAAGATGTACCGCGCATAGCGCTGTCCAGTGTGGTCCTCATGCAACGTACGCGTGATTTTGTGACCGAGGCGCTTCAGCTCCGTGATACGCTTGGACAGCGACCGGCACCGCAGGACACCACTGGCCTCGATCGAGGTCACATCGCCCTTCTTGCGCAGCATCTGGAGGACCTGAGCAGTCATTGGTGCCGTGGGTTCGATCGGTGTCGCGGGGATGACCGGCTCGGCCTGTACGAGTTCTGCAAGCGGCGTGATCACACCAAGGATTTCCGTGCTGTCAACGTGCCAGAAGGTTGGAGATGCAGGTAGCGCGACACCGACATCCTTAGCGATTTCCTCGTACATTGGGCTGTCCCATCCAAGCTTGCTGTCGGTGCGCAGCACTACCGCATGGTCTTCTCCGGTTTCGACAATGATGCCGCGCATGTCCGTACCAAAGTAGTTGATGGCGACGGTCTTGCCGATGAGGTTCTTAAGGTTCATGTCAGTTTCCTTTGTTGTAACTGTTGCGACAGTGGATGAATTAGGCGAAGCGAACGCCACCGGCAGCGGGACCGGTGATGTGATAGGCGCAGTTCTTGACCATCGCCGCAGCAGGAGAAGGTATACGAACGTTTCCGAGGTGGGCTACAGCGGCACGACGGGCTGCGACGAGCTTTGGGTGGTTCAGATGCATTGTGATCGGTCCTTGATGATCATGTAGAGGATGGAGAAGGTGAAGACGGCAGCTGTGACAGCGCCGGCCAGGATGAGGAGTTGGATGACGGCGAGCAGGTAGGCGATCATCGACGCCGAAGTGCCCTGCGGTCAGACCAGCGAGCCCATAGGATCCAGAGGTAGAGACCAAGGATCAGGACGGCGAGGAAGATCCCCGGCGCGATGACGTGCCAAGCGAACCAGAGCATGATCATGTTAAGCATCGGTGGTGAGGCCTTTCACTTGTAGCCAGACGATGAAGCAGATGAAGAAGATGAGAGCGGCGAGCGCGGTACTCATGCGGCGTCCCTTTCGCGGGTGTGCCAGACCGGCGGCTCATAGAACGTCCCGGCCTCAGGGTTGTCGTGGAGGGTGTACCAGTAGCCAACGTCGATGATGTCTAGCTCTCGCGGCGGGTAGCGCTGGTGGTGACCAGTCCACTCGTCCAGATCGAACCAGAGGATCACGTGGTTGCCGTAGCGTGTCCCCCCGACGTTCTCGTATGACTGCGGAGCGCAGAAGAACGTGCGGTTGTTGCTGCGGATCAGGTAGTTACTCATCGACGAACTCCCCCATGCTCAGGGACCCCGCATCCTTGACCTCAAGAAGCTCCACGCCGATGGCGCTGACGATAGCATGGAAGAGCAGCTTCTGTAGGCGCAGGGCATACTTGGCCGGTTCCTGACCATCGGTCATCTGACAGCGGATGCGGTATGTGAAGTGAACCTCTCTCATCAGTGGTAAACCTTCACTTTGCCAGATCGGCCAGCGAGGACCCGTGCGGTGACCTCGGCCTTCTTGGAGGATGGATAGAAACCGATGTGGGTACCGATCCACCCCGGCTGTGTGTGGCGCAGCTCCCATCGACCGGGAGCGACTTTGGCGATTGTGTAGATGCTCATGCTGCGATCCTTTCAGCGACCGGCGTGTGATTGGCAAGGAAGACGGCCCGAGCGAACCCGCGTGGGGTTGCCGAGCGGATGTTCTTGGTGCGCAAAGACTTGCCACCCAGCTTGGCCCAACCGTGGAAGACAGCGTCATCGGGAGTAACTGGCAGCGGCTCAGGCATGACGAAGGTGTCCGAGGTCCACAGGCAGGTTTGCTTGGTGTAGGCGTCCCGTGGCGGAATGATCGTCGGCCAGATCGGGTGCAGGGCCTCATCTTCAGGGATGTAACCGCCGAAGTGGCTTGGGTGGAACCGATGGTTTGGCTTGCGCCACATGGTGGCCAGAACCGAGACAGGGTTCTCTACCATGTACGGGACACGGAGTAGCCGCGCCAAGGTCTCGGCCAACCTGGCCCACCTGACGGACCTATTTTGGCAGTCTGGATCCGCCTCGAGCTTGGCAGCGAAGTGACGGGCACCGGCCACAGCCATGTCAGTGCAGGGCGTGAAGCTGAAGACCATGGCCACATCAGATGAACCAAATTGATCCGCGATTGCCGCGATACCGGCCTCGGCGTCCCATGGGTGGTAGTGGATCCACCCCAAGCCCCCATTCACCAGCTCGACACGTTCCTCCGTGTGCTGGATGTCGTAGCAGTGGCAGATGAACCCTGCAGCGGCCCATGGACGAACCATGGTGCCTGTGAGGTCGAAGAGAGAGATTACGTGGCGCATGAGTTGCTCCTATGAGTGCAATGGTTGCGATAGTGCAGGCATTAGCCCACGACAAAGCCGGTAGTGTCGCGCTTGGCTGGGCCCTTGGCGTAGAGACCTACGATGACCCCCTGTGGATCCAAGAAGCGCATGTCGTCGCTGTCGCCGTCGATGGTGGCGCGGTTCAGCCAATGGTCAGTCGCGGCGGAAAGACCCATGCCACGCTCAATGTGTGCATCGCGCTGCGCCTTGGTGCGGTAGACCACAGCGACGTTAGCGCCGGTCTCATGAGCAGCCATGACCACAGCCTGAGCGTAGGCAGCATTTGCACCCGAGTAGCTCAAAACCAACCGATAGTTTGCCGGAAGGTCACGATAGACCCGCTTGTAGACCTTGGTGTAGTCGTAGAACTGGACCTCAGGGAAAGCGGCAAAGATCGAGGCGAAGCGCTCGCCCTGGACAAAGACCGGATGTGCGACCTCCCACTGAATGTCAGAGGTGCCATTGAGGCGAACGGCAGGCTTGACGCCCTTGCGCTGGCAGTAGCGAACGAAGGCGGCAATGTCCTTTACCAGCTCGGCCATGAAGGCGGCTCGATCGGCCACGTAGCGCTGCGTCTTGGCAATCCGCGACTGCTGGATGGAGGTGTAGACCCCGCCGAGACCGGCCTTGTTCAGGCAACCCTCAGTGCATGCGGCGGTTGACGCCATGGCGCAGACGTTGAAACCCGACAGAGTGAACGGAGCCAGATACATGATGGCGGTTTCCCAGCCCTCACCATCGCCCTTGATGGTCTTGGCGTTGTTGCCCGAGATAATGGTGGCAGACTTGAACATGGTAGCGCTCCTGAAATGGTTGCGACTGTGGATGCGATTGGATAGAGACCGACAGCAGGGAACTGTGGCCTCTACCAAAGCGCAGCTATCGAGGTCTGTAGTTGCACTGGAGGAAGACTAAGGTGGCGGCTATGGTGACTAGGGTGTCGATCATGCCGTCACCTCATCAAAGGAGAAGAGCCAGCCTTTGACCGAGATGAACTCTTGTTCGTCAGTGTCCCATGCGCGGAACCAACTATCCAAGTCAGTATCTGGCCTGACCAGCAGGAAGAGCGTCATGCCGTAGCCGTTGACGCCCTCGACCTGTCGAGTGTAGCCATCGAGTGTTGCGACGTTGTCGGTCATGCGGTCACCTCATTGTTGGCGACCAACTGGCGAGCGGTGGCGACAGTGATCCTGTCAGCGATCGTCAGCATGACAGCAGACATTGGATGCTTGTCGAGATGTTTGATCAGCTTCGCGGCAGTCTTGACGCTAGGCGCTGTTTCGTATGCTTCGAGTAGCTTAAGCATTGGTGGTTGCTCCAATTGATTGCCGCTAGGCACACCTCAGTTGCCCGTGGTGGCCTAGAAGTAAGCAATTGTTGGCGAGAGCCTGAGGTTAGCTGATGTGTCTCTCAGTGCGGGATACCTAGCCTATGTCTGTCCATCGAAGGCGTTACACTCAGCCGTCCCTACTCTCATATTGTCTGTTGTTTCGATGCCGCGTAGCTCTATTCTTGGGTGACAGATAAGAGTGACTGGCGATGACCCTAGCTGGCTCAGGTTCTAGGCCTGAGGGCCGTGGGTGTCGCTGTCGCGCTTAGTTCGGTGTGTCACCACCCTTGTCGAGCGGCTAGCATCTAGTAGTGAAGTCTATTCAGTGCGGCGTGGCCGCTGTCCAAAGAACCGAAGCGCCACTAGAGGCCTCTTCTATCGAGGCGCTGGAACCGCCCCCACCAACCCCGCCGCCGAAGCGCTTCGTTTGGTGTGATTGAAAGGTCTCATATTGCTTTCACTATTGCAACAGTCTTTTTTGTGAAATCGATAAGAAAACGACAAGCGCTTGAAAATAAACAGATATTTCTGCATCGACAGCAAAAACCATCGTTCTCGTTAGTGAAACAGAATACCGCGTTACGTGTTACGCGCGGACTAGAGAACGCTCGCGTATGGGAGCCTCTGGTCAACCATGGTCAACCGACGCCATCGATCGCCCAACAATCGAGTGCCAGGGATCACTTGCGTCCAACTAGATCGGACACGATATGATCGTATCCAAGCTTATCTTATGCGCTGTTATTGTGCTCGATTAACAGTGATGCGATGTGATCTTATGCGCTTCATTGGTGCGCTATGATGTCGTATGTGAAACTATGGTGTGCTAAGGTATTGCGTCCTATTCAATCGCACAAACACCGATCGCGAAACATACAATCGCAAACAATTCAATCGTACGCGATCTAACCGCCCCAAACCCTAGCAAACCATCGATAACCCTAGCAAATCGTATGTTAGATCCGATGCGGGCCCTTGATTTCATTGGATAATCTGCCTCGATGGGCAAATCCGTGGGCAAATCGACAAGGAAAAGAGGGGGTACACGGGGGGTCACGCGCGGTTGCCTTCCATATGATGCCACCTGAGATTTTTGTGGTGCAAACATAGGGACCCTTGTCAACCCCAGTCCACCATGGTCTACCACAGTTCCCATTCAGGAGAACCTAATGAACGCCTTCGTCTGGGCCATCGCCCTGCTCAGCCTCGCAACCGGGGCTATCGTCATTGCAGCTTTCGGCTACATGGCTGTCCAAGGTCACCGTGAGGGGACTAAGGTTGGCTCCTGGCCGATCTGGCTGCTCCTCGGGTTGGCTGTGGTTACCGTGTGGCTCCTTACGTAGACCCTAGGGTGGGGCTCCCTGATGGGGGTGGCCCCTACACCTAAGCCTACTAGGTATGACCATGGTATCCTTGGTTCCCATCAGGTAGGACCATGGTGGCCTCGGTCCACCTAGGTAAGACCATGGTACACCTAAGGTAACCATAGGTGACCATAGGGACCCTAGCTATTGGTCACCCTATTCAACATAGGGGGGCTATGGTCCACTGAGGTAGCGTTAGAAGAAGCGAAGGGCAGAGCCCTGAGCCCCGTCACCGAAGTAGTCCATGAACTTATCCAGCTCAGCTTGCAGGGCATCCTCACGGAGCTGCTTAGCGGACGTACGGTCGTTACGGGAGAGGAACTCAACCCAATAGGCGACAGCCCCAGCAAGAGCATCGACACGGTCATCCTTAGCCAAGGAGCCGCGCTGAGCGGTGATACGGGTAAGCTGGTACATGAGACGCATGTAGGTCTGCTCCTCGCGTGTGTAGCCCTCTGTGCTGGTGTAGTCCCACTCGATCACAGCCTCGTCCACGATGAGACGGTGCTGGTTCATGATGGGTTCTAGGGTGTCGATGATACGGACTTCCTTCTGGTTCTTAGCCCAGTCGGCGTCCTCGATCTCGACCCTGAAGACGTTGAGGGTCTGGGCCTCGTTGCGGAGGAGCTGAGCGAACATGCCGTCACCGAAGTTAGGCTCGACCAGGATCTTGTTGACCTTCTGCTTGGCAGCGCACTTCAGGATGTCCCTTAGGACGGTCTTGTCGTATCCCTTGTTCCGAGCGCAGCCCATGGCCGTCAGGAACAGGTTACCGTGCAGGTGCTTGACGACAGCCCAGACAGTCTCGTCACCGCCGCGACCAGAGGGGTCAACGAACATGACAGAGCCCTCGTATGGGAGGCTCTCCTTGTCGTACCACATGGGGCGGTAGTAGCGGTCACCGGGGAGGCCAACGGCCTGTAGGTGGTNGATGCGCTGGTCCTGACCAGAGGCCCACGAGAGAGCCTTAGGCGCACGATTGATGTCCATCGGCATGACGATCAGGTCGCTGAGCTTCAGCGGGAACTTGTCAGCATCGGACAGGCTCGTATCGAGCATGAACTGCAGGGCGAAGCCAGAGCGACCATAGGACAACTCACGCTCACTGAGGTCAGTGTCGGAGAAGCGCTGTGGGTCCGTGGACTTACCGGAGATGTCCTCACCGCGATCAGCAGCGTCACTGAGAGCTTTGGTGATCATCGGTGCTAGGCGAGGACCATACTTGGACAACTGCGCGTCAGTGGGGTACCTGGCCGGCCATACGCGCATGATGTAGCCACGCTCTGGCAGCACGTTGTAGAGCGACTGTTCGGACTGAGGTGTACCGAGGTAGATGATGCGGCCACCCGGCTTCAGAACGGCGTCGAACTCCTTGACCTTCTCGCCAAGCAAGTCGCGCTTGACCTGAGTGTCGGAGTTGTTCGGGACCTCGATGTCGTCCGCGATGAGGATGTCAGCACGGGAGCCGGCGATCTGAGAGTTGATGCCGAGTGATTTGACGGAGGGGGCATGCGATGCGGCTGCGGGACCAACGTCGAAGGCGATCATGGACGAGCGCTGATCGGGCCCAGGAATGAGGTGGGCACACATCGGCATCTCAAGGATGATCCTCATGGTGAAGATCGAGAAGTCATCCGATCGGTTCTTCGAGGCCGAGATGACGAGGATGTTGAGGTTCGGGTTGCGGAGCAGGCACCAGACCACGAAGGCCGAGGTGACCCACGACTTCCCTACCCCACGGAAGGCCTCGATAACGGAACGCTTCGGGCCATGCTGCAGGAAGTCTGCGATGTTGTACTGAACTGGTGTCGGCAGCTTGCCGTCGAGGAACTGCTTCCAGACGAGGAAGAGGAAGTTCTTGAAATTGGATAGGATAGGGTCTTCCGGCGTTGATATCGCGGTAGACGACTGTAGTTTGCTCACTAATTATCCTGATAGTGGATGGATTTACCCACACAGCGCCTCACCAGCGGGCACAGAGGCCTGCCAATGGGTCATTGGTCCAGAAACTTGGGAACGCTCTCAGTGAGGCGCTGTGGGCTATTTAGTGGACGTACTCTTCGTCCTCATGCTCGGACCCATCAAAGGGGAGCATCTGGGCGATGTCGTTCACTTTCTTATTGGTGTTTGGGGCGATCGTCGTGCCGGTGTCCTTGAGGAACTGTCGGACGACGTTGAATGTCGCGGCGTCAGGGGTTATCTTGTGAACCTCCCCGTCCTTGTCGACAACGGTCTTGCCCTCTTTCATCAGCTTGGCCAGCTCGTCCGCGAACGTGTCGAAGAGAGCTGCCATGCTGTCGCTATTTGTCTTCATTCTTCTTCTTCCTGAGCCACTCGGAGGTCTTGGTCACGATCTGAATGGTGAGCCAGATGGCACCGAGGATAGGGGTGAGTGTCGCTGCCACCTGAGACACCGTGGTCAAGCTCGGTAGCCAGAAGGGGGTCAATACTGCGGTAGTCGCAACGACGGTCGTGTTATGTTCCACAATGGTCATGCCTGTGTGTCTGCTGCCCATAGCCAAAGCGCATCTAGCTGTTCGGGTGGGATGTTAAAGATCGCCGCCATGGAGACGACGGTCGGATTAAGTCTGATGAAGCCTGTGCATTCTTCGAGGTCGATCAGCATGTCGTCGCGGACGCCCTCGTCTGTGATTTCGTTGATACGGGCGAGGACAAGCGTCTTCGTGATGCCGACCTCACGTGCCGCCTTCCAGAACCGTGGTGGCGATAGCTCTGGGTAGTTGGCCCTGAGTTCGTCTGTGGTTGGCTCTGGTGGCGGAACGATCTCGCCGTTGAGGTAAAGGTGGCCGGGGTGGATCTCGGTCCAGTTGGCGTCGATACCGAGGACCGTGCGGTCTCCCGGCATCAGCCTGGACGGATCGTACTCGACGTTGGTGATGACACCAGCCGCATCAACCATGGCCCATGCGCCGTAGATGGCGTCAACGAATGCCCCCTTCTCGTCCCACGTTGTGAGGCTGAAGCGCATATCGTACCAGTCCTGCCCATCCTCGTTCTTGAACGCGGTGTAGCCGTGGCCATCCACGTAGTACGTGAAGTGGCCAAAGTTTACGATTTCCATGATTTCCTTAGTATGCCTGACTGTAGCCTACCCAGCCGCGAACGGGGTCGTAGACTTGGGGGTAGACGTAAGACAGATTGATAGGGACTCGTGGTGAGGAGCTACCAAGGTAATACCCAAGCATCACCGCACCTCCCGGAGACTGAAACCAAGTGTTATTCGAACCGGTGCCCATTTCCCCACGAGACACCATGCGGTACTGAAAGTTGGCCACGCGGTCGTTTGCCCACGCCTGAGCGCGAGCCTCGATACGCCCGTTGATGTCGCCTAGCTGGGAACACCACAGTGAACCATCAGCACCAACTTGGAACCTTGATGCGACTGCGGACCAATCAACCACGCGGAACGTTGTACCACTCACGTCGATGCCCCACTGCCGTTGGCCTGGGTTGACCAAGTCGATCCTCGGGTTGGCGTAGTTTACAACGAGCTGACCGGTCATAGTACCACCAGCCTTATCGAGCTTGGCTGACAGGTCCACGGCAGCTACCTTGGTATCAACCTGAGCCTTCGTGTAGTAGCCTGCGTCGATCTGGACCTTCGTATAGTAGCCTGCGTCGATCTGGACCTTGGTGTAATAAGGCGTCAGATCGGTGGCCGGGGGCTTCTTTGCGTCGGCCTCGAAGGTGGGGGACGGACCCACCACCCCGAGGTTTAGGAAGGACTGAAGATCCATTAGCCTACACGCTGGATAACAGTAATGTACGCATTGGCGGAGATATTGATCCAAGGACCACGACGGGCCCACCCTGCCGGGAGGTAACTATCGGATATGCCGCTAGTTGCGTTTGACTTCAAAAAGATCTGGAAGGATCCATAGGCACCATCAGCCACAGGGAAGGAACCGGCGGCACCCTGGGGACCCTGGGCACCCTGAGGACCCTGCGGTCCAGTCGGGCCCTGAGCGCCAGTTGCACCCGTAGCACCCCTGTCGCCTGTAGCGCCCTTCTCACCCTGAGGGCCCGTAGGACCAACAGGACCCTGAACGCCGGTTGCACCGGTGTTACCCTTCTGTGCCACGAGGTTCCACTTGGTGGTCGCTACAGCCGGATCTTCGTTGACGCTGGTGGCCACGGTCAGGACGTAGGACGAGCCGTTCCAGTAGACGACATCCTTGCGGACGTAGGTCTCTGCAGCGCCCCACGTACCACGCCAGACTAGGCCCTGGCCTTCAGGACCGGTGGCACCAGCGGGACCCTGGGAACCTATGTCACCCTTAGGACCAGCAGGCCCCTGCGGACCAGTGACGCCGATCGGGCCCTGAGGGCCGACTACACCCTGAGGACCTTGGACACCTTGGATGCCCTGAGGGCCAACACCGAATGCCACGGAAGCTGACCAGTCACCGCTCGTTGCGGAGAGCTTGAAGTACATAAGGCGGTTCGTCAGGTCGAGGAATGCGAAGCCCTTGGGGCTGGCGTCGTAGAGCGATTTATCGGCGGCAACGCCGGAAGCGTCAGGTTCGAATGCTGCACCTACGGGACCAGTGGCACCCTGCGGTCCCTGCGGTCCCTGAATACCGGTGATGCCCTGAGGACCTGTCGGACCAACCGGACCCTGAGGACCTGTAGGGCCCTGGACACCATCGGGCCCAATCGGACCACGGTCACCTACGGGACCCTTGTCACCCTGTGGACCCTTCGGCATGTCAGCCTCGGTGAAGATGCGGAACGCGCCAGAATCGTCAAAACCCATCAGACGGTTCTTGCGGTCTTCGATGGACGGTAGGATCAGGTCAACGCGACCTGCGTCACTCTCGGGAGCGATGATCGTTGCGGATGCGATGTAGTTCGAGCTGTCGGATGCTTCCTGCGCCACGTACATGGACTGCAGTGCCTGTCGGTTGAGATCCTCGGAGCGTAGAGACGCACCGTTGCCGATCACGGTAAGCGGATTGGACGCCGGGGTGGACCGGCCAATCTTGATCTTCTTGCCGGCTGGGACGGCGGTATTGAAGCGGAGAGCGTAAGCGCCCATCCAGACGAAGTCACCGAATGGTGCGCCGTCTACGTAAACCTTGACGTGGTCACGGTCGAGGTACGGGAAGTCGAAGGTGTAGTCCTTGGTCGTGCCGTCGCTGTCGTAGTAGACGAAGGATAGAATTTCGGTGGCCATTGTATTCCTTGCAAGAGTGAAGAGGACGGGACGCAGTTGTCCCGCCCATGAAGTCGGTTATTCGAACAGGCCCACTTGCTTCTTGCGGGACTGAGGGGTTCGCTCCTGTAGGCCGGAGATGCCGAAGTTGTGGAGCTGCATGTAGCCAAAGGCGTTGTTGAACGGCAGGAGCTTCTGCATGGCTCGCTCCTCTTCCTGCGACAGATCGCCGTGGATGAGACCTCGGGCAGCACCAGCCGCCTTGAAGGTGTCGTTGATCAGACCAGTGAACGGGTTACCAAAGAGCAGATCCGAGGTCTGGCCCGTGGTACGGGAGTACGAGAACTGCTGATTGTAGCCCATGACCGGGAGAGCCGTGTCGGCCAGCATCGGGAGGATCGAGGACACCCCAGCCTTCGCAAAGGCAGCAGATGCGATCTTATCCCAACCGAGGCGATCCTTGAGGAACTTCTCGCTGTCCGAGCGGCCCAATGCTTGCTCGCGGGTCTGCACTTCGTAGACGATAGCGCCGATGGCCATTGCCATTGCGGCACTGTTGAACGCCTGCCAGTCGCGCATGTGCAGCGCCTTCATCGACTGCTTCACGTAGGAAGCCGCCATGAACGTACGGAACTGCATCAGGGTCTGGGCGACGGGGTGACCCATCCACATGATCGTGTTGCCCAGGTCGTTCTTCTGGATGATCTCTGAGGACTTGCGGTAGACGGCGCGGCGGAAAGCTTCTGCGGCTTCCTTGTCCTTCCACTTGTCGAGCTTCAGACCTGCGACACGCTTGCCGTTCATCTGGACACCCTCTGGACGCTTCAGCTCGGCCTTAACTCGAGCGAACATGTCCTTGTCGATGCCAAGATCTAGCAGGCGCTTGTCTGAGAACTTCAGCAGACCACCGCGACCATGGGCCTCGTTTGCGAACTTCTGGATCACAGCCCTATAGGCCCAGCGCTTCGACATGGTGTCGATCGCTTCCATACCAGAGATCTTCGACGTGATGCGGCTACCCTTGTCGAGCAGTCGTTCAGTCTTCTGCTGCCATGTGCCACCCTTGGTGTTCTGGATGGTGTCCAGCAGGGCGTCATAGCGTTCCGATGGTGACCGGTGCCAGCCTTCGAGGCCGTTACCGAAGATCGCCTCAACGTCATCACCAAAGCCATCCTTGAGGTGTGCTATACCGTCAGGACCGACGATACGGCGTAGGCTCGGCATCTGTCGCATGGTGGCCCTAAGGCCCAAGCTGCCGACGACGTTGCCCAGCTCTGGAAGCTGAGCCAGACCGACTTGGTTCATGACGCGGGTGAAGTTGAACTTCCGCAGCATGCGCAGTGTCCATCCGGCAGTCGAGGCGTTGAACTCGTAGGTCTTCTTACCCTTGATGCTATCGTAGGCGTACTGAAGACGCTTGCGGTCCAGAGCGATCTCTTGCGGCGTCTGGCCTGCATCACGACCGCGTATGGCGTTACGGTCGAGCAGATCGCGCCACTCATTGTCGTTGGTGACCCCGTCGAAGATAGTGAAGCCCTCGCCTATCGGATTACCTTCTGGGTCAACCTTGTCGGCAATGCGGAGCTTCATGCGAGCCAGGGCGATGTTACCGGACTGGCGGCGGGTGTACTTGGATGTCAGGTACTCGATGTCAGTGTTCAGGAGGTCCCTGATCGACAGCTTGCCATCATGGGCGGTGCCATCTCTGAGCATCGGCTTATCCAGCTCGAAGTCTGTGTCCAGCAGCGTACGGCGCTTGAACGGCTGAGTGTTTCCACTGTCGCCTTTCTTCGATGCCTTCTTGGCCGAGATGTTGGCCATGATGTCTGCAGACTGCTTCTCCGTAAGCATACCGGCGTCAACCAGAGCAGCCATGGATTCCTCCATGTCAGCGCTCGACACCTTTGCGAGGAAGTCGTTGTGGTCTATACCAGCGCCACGGGAGACCAGGGACTTCCTCATGCCGTTGGCAAGTATATCGAGATCCTGCTCAGCCATGTCTTCGTTCGCCTTGCGGATGCCACCCTTGATCAGGTTGAACACGACGCCTTCAGCGAAGTGCTGGTCAGCAAGGTGAACCTTCTCGGTGGCCCATTCTCTGGGAAGGTAGTGATCGGAGACCTTAGTTTCGGCAGCGCCCTTTACGGCACGACCAGAGCCACCTTCGCGGAGCAGAGGGTTCTTTGCGAGAGCGAGCTGGTCCTTGTAGAGACCAATCAGCGCCTTGCCAGCCTTCACCACTTCCTCTGAATAGAGGTCGTCGCGGGTCGAACGCTTGTCGTTCACGAACTTGTAGACTGCGGTGTCGAACTGGTCTTCGGTACCACCATTGGAGATGAACGCCTCCTTCATGGGCTTCCACGAGCGGATGAAGCGTCCTTCCCATTCCTGAACGAGCATCGCTGCGTCTTCGGAGGCTGCACGGCCATTGATGTTGTCGCCAACCTTACCGGTGCCATCCTGAACGAGGACACCCATTATACCACGGGTACCGGGGTTCTTCGATTGATCACCACGGGCAGCTAGGTCACCACGGATGCCACTGAAGGCAGACTTCGCGATATCGTCATGTTCGAGCATGCCGAGGGCATCTTCGTCGCTCATGAACGTGCTATGGTTGACGGCGGCTGCACCAGCGGAACCACGGTTGGCCTGTGATACGTACGGGACGCCTTCGTGTTCAGCGACGACCTTGTGGGCGATGTCCTGAAGCTGCTTCGCTTCGATGACAGTCTGCGGTGCCTTCTGGAGGCGACCGACGACAGCACCGACACCCATGCCCATTACCGTTCCCATGAGGAGGTCGGCCCTGGTGGCGTTCGGGTTGAAGCCATAGTTGACTGCGGTTGTCGATAAACCAGAGGCACCACCAGCCAGGGCGGCTGACAGAACGCGGCCTGTACGGGCACCATACTTGGCTAGGGTCAACTCGGGGACGATTGCAGATACTGCGATGTCCGTGGCGATATTTACTGGGTCGAGGGTCTGGTTGACGAAGTCGAGGACCGCCCCCTTGAGGCCTGCACGGGATAGACGTTCCAGACGATCGCGGTCAGCCTGGGCGTCACCAATGGCCTTCATGTATCCCTGCTGGGACGTGGACCCACCGAGGAACTTGGCGTAGCGCTCTGGGTCGAGGTTTGCCTTCTCCAGATCGGCCATAAGCTTTGTCTCGTCGGGCTTCACCCAGTTCGGGTCAGCCTTGTAGGGATTGTGGTTCAGGAGGAGCGCCAGGGTGCTGTTCTGGTTCCATGCGTCCTTCTGGGTCTGCATCCAGCCTGGAGCCTCGGGGGCCTCGACACGTGGGGTATCACGAACAGCCTCGTTAGCGTGGAGTGGGATTTCACCCTCGGAAACGAACTGAGTGTCACCGGCCTGCCCACCGTACTTGGCGGCACGGGTTGCCTGATGCTCTGCGGCTGGGCGCTCCCAGTTGGTGAGGAAGGACACCGCTGCGTCGTTGGCGTTCGAAGCTGCCAGGACCTTCTGCCAAGCGCCAGCCTCGGAGGTGTTGTTCTCATGCATGAAGAAGTCGAGCTGCATGTCGCCGTCGTCAGCGGACTTGCCATGAGCCGCTGCGTACTGCTCTAGGGCTACGCGCCGGGGGCCGGTCCACTGAGCGAGACCAAAGCCACCACGGCCAGACGTAGGTTCCTGTTCCTGAATACCCGTTTCGAGGCCACTCTCGTCGGCAAAGTTCATCGCGACACCTTGTGCCGTATGCTCTGGTACGCCGCGCTGAGTGAGGCCTGCAACGATTTGATCTGATGTAAGCCTCATGTGGCCTCCTTAGGTATGGTGGGGTTTACTGAGATGCCGCCTTCTTCACTGCTGCCTTGCGACGGGCATCCGTGTCAGCGGCTCGTTTGTTGCGGAGATCGTTCGCCCCGAAGACTACGGGGTTGTGGTTGTCGTCGAGGATCTGCTCAAGGCTGTCCTTCTTGACCAGCATGAACTTACCAAGGCTGTTCCCCTGCACGTTTCCGGCAGGCAGGATGGCAATGTCGTCAGCCTCGATACCGAGGTTCTTGAGCGTGATTTGGTTCTTCCCAGCCCAGTCACCAATGTATGACCGGACAGTCGGCTCGAAGTCGTCAGGGACGAACCCGTTGACCTCTGGCAGCATGACGCCATTGTAGATGACCGAGGACTTCTGGACAGCATCCGCAGCTCGCTCGATGGCGACATCATGCGCGACACCGTGGGCGATGAAGCCTCGGGCCAGATAGGTCAGCTTGGTCTCGATGGCGCTGTAGTTTGCCGGCGAAGACGCGCCCCAGCCAAACCAGCCCTGACCCTTGACGATGGACCCCAGCTTGCTGTCGATCGCATCCTGGTCGTCTCGGGTGAAACTGGTGTTCGCCTTGATCTGCGGGTTTACGGTCTCGATAGCGATCTGTGCGGCCTGCTCGTCGGAGTAGCCGGTACCATCATCGTTCTGGACGTTCTTGAAGGCGTTGAAGATCGAGATAGCATCCCGGTCCTCCTGCTTCTTTACGTAGCCTGGGAGGGCGTTATCACCGCTGGCATTGAGCAACCATACGCCGGTCTTCAGGCGATCAATCATCTTATCCCGCTGCTCTGGGTCGGCCATGGTGGCTTGAGACAGGTTCTGCGAAATACCATTCAACTTGTTGGCGATCGTCGGATGGACCAGACCGGCAGCGGCCAGATCGCGGACCTCACGGGACAACGTCTGCGTCTCGTTCTCGTGCTTCAGCTTGGCGATCGACGGGGACTGGTCGAGGTAGGTCTTGACGGCGTTCTTGTCGTAGGCCTCTCGGTTGACCTCTTCGGTCGTTCCGTCAGCCTTGAGGAAGCCTGTGGGTTCGAGCTGGTCGTAGGTCCGGTTGGCGATAGCCGCCGCACCCTCGGCACCTTGGCCCAACTTCCATGCCACTTCAGCCTGCTTGGCCTTGGCCGTAGTTGCAGCCTCGATGATCGCCTGAGCGTCATTGGCAGTCTTTGGGTTGAGCAAGAAGCCCAGCTTAGTACCGTCCTTGGCGACACTCTCGGTGCTGGCGAGGGCGATGGCGTAGTCGGGGTTGGAGACAGCCAGGTCTCGCGCTACGGCCAGAACGTTGGTGTCGATGTCAGACCGCTGTTGACCGAGGAAGCCCCCGGTACCAAGGTTGTCGTACATGGCTCTGACGTTCTTGAAGACCACGTCAGGATCATCACCGGCCTTGATACCGTCGCGGACAGCCTTGCCGATCAGATTGTAGCCAGCGCTGTGGGCACCCTCTACCGTCTTCTTGTTGGCCTCGTCGCGCAGGTAGCCCTCGGACCAGTCGAAGACCGGATTGGTCTGCCGAAGGTACTGGGTGGCGCGGACGGGGGACATGCCCTCGGTCTTCTTACGCTGATACTGCTCGATGAAGGTACGGGGGTCACCATCGGTTTCCCTGTTGTAGTTCATGGAGAAATACTGCTGCAGCTCGTCACGGTCCAGATCACCCTCACGGGCACCTGTGGCGGCGTCGATACCGGCAACCATCAGCGGGTCCTGAGACGGGTATAGCGTTCCGGCCTTACGGGCCTGCACAATCTCCTGATGGGACATGCCGCCGATCTTGGCCTGCTGCAGTTCAAGGGTAGCCTTGTCGGCAACCTTGGCCTTGTAGTCGGCAACCTGCTGATAGCCTTCGACGGACGTGCCGAAGCTGGAGAGGGCCTGAGACAACCGCTCAAGGCTCTTGTCGATCGGTGCCTGCGCCGGCTGGGCGTAGGTGTCCACCGGGGTTGCCTGCGGTCGGAGCTGGGTGTTCAGACCGAGGCTAGTATTCACTTCAACGCGGCCTGCCATTACTGGGCCTCCCTCTTGATCTTGGACGTGTAGGCATCAAGAGCGCTGCCAGCGATGCCGATTGCGTATGCTCCGAAGGACGGCTTGGCCACCTTCTGGACGGAGTTGATGCGACCCTCTGTCTGGGACTTCACGCCACGCAACTGGTCACGTAGGCTGTCCTGCGTCATCGCGAGGTTCTGCTCGTTGGTACGCTCGAACTTGCCCTGCTGGGCGTTGTAGTCAGCGATCAGGCTGTCCACGGAGATACCGGTGACACCAGCCTCACCCGAGGTGACATTGGCGGTCGCACGGGCCTTAGCGGTTTCCGTGTTGGCTGTCTCAAGCTCCCGGCCCGCCGCTGCCTTCTCCTGAAGCATGCGCTCCTGAATGGCGGCGTACTGGTCGGCTGCAGCGCGGTTCGCTTCGATACGGTTGTTCTCGGCCAACTGGTTCTGCGTCTTGGCCTCTTGGCTAGCAGACATGTAGCTGGTGACTTGCGAGGCCGCTCCAATAGCAAACCCTGCAAGCGAAATTGGATCACACATGTGGGTTCCTTAGCTTCGCAAATTCGATGAATGGTCTGCGCTCGACGCCATGGTCTGGAACGACCCTGAGGAGCGAGAAGCCACAGTGTTTGATGAATGAGATGTGGGTGGTGTTTCGCGCATCGACGTAGTTCCCGAGGAGCGGGTAATGGTCGTGCAGCATGTCGATCACGCTCGGTAGGTTCTTCACCATGTACCGGACGTGCTTGAGAATTTCTGGGGACGCGAGCATCCAGACGGCACCCGTGAGCGGGACATCGTCAACCGGCAGGACACCTAAGGCGCACTCAGGTCTGCCATTAACGGTCCACACCCACGAGGGCCCCAAGCCGACCGCAGCCGGCATGGAGATCTCAGGTCCAACGCCAGATGCAGCGATGCATTCAGCGCGGTCTTCAGGTCGCAGACGTGGGGCCAGGGCGACCATGTCGGCCACCGTAGCCTCACGAAAGTTTATCATTAGACCCTTCGAGCCTTTGAGTTGAAGTTGGCGATCCACTCCGCAGAGATGATCGAGGATGGGAGGTAGCTGTCATTCACCAGCTCGATAGACACGCGGTCGTTCTGAGCCAGCAGCGGAACCGAGAGGACACCGTCACCCAACGCAATGTTGTCGGCACGGTTCATCGGGTCACCCATGACACGACCATTGGTCGCGTAGGATCGCGTAAGCATCCCCTGAATGGTGACCTCTGCCCTGAGGTAGGCGGTCTTGCCATAGCGGACGAGCAGCTTGATCAACTGCAGCCTGCCTTCGGTCCTGACGATCGGGTTGCCCTGCTGGCCAGTCTCGCGGAGGTAAATCGTTGAGAGGCGGAAGCGGGACACGTAATCGAGACCAAGGTAGATCGGGAGATCCCTAAGGTCACCGACGAGATCAAAGGATGCCGTGGTGGCGTTAAGCGGATGCAGCAGCAGGCCGGGACCTACCACAGCACTACCAGCGCCACTTACGAGGACCCAAGGCTTCGACGTGATGTCGTAGGGGACCGTGGTCCTGTCCGTGAGCGGATTGTACGTGCGGCCAGCTGTAGGGAGAACGATACGGTGATCGAGGTTCACGAGGAAGCCAAGACCGTCGTCAACGTTGCCGGCCTGAATGTCGATACTCTCCAACCATACCCGACCAGATTCCGTCTGGAGCAGAACGTAGAGCTTGCTCTCGATGAACCAGAAGTCGAAGATGTCGGTAACACCGGGGAACTCCCAACGCGACCACGAGGACTGAACCTTGCTGCGGTCCTGATAGAAGTACTTGTAGACGTACAGACCCCCGCCACCCTCGTCGGTCTGGATCACGACAACGTCCTCATGGGTAGAGGCTCGCATCTTGATCACCTCACCGTGGAGGTACTGCGGCACGTTCCCTGTGATGTCCTCGGCTTTACCAAGGTCACTTGCGGGATCGATGGTGTACTCGCGTATCATCGAGAACTGGCCTCGCTTTACCGGGAAGTACATGTTGTCGCCGTTGACCACGGGACGGCACTTCGAGGACATGCTGTAGGCCGTGGACGGCTTGATGTTCACCGTCTTGTAGGTCAGCGTGTCGTTGCCGGCGAGCATAGCCTGGGACTGGTCGGCGCACAGGATCAGACGGTCAGCAAAGCCAACTGCAGCTCGCAGAACGGACACGTCGGTCTCAGAGGAGGCCACGTCGATCGGATCGTCGTCCATGGTTGTCGTCGCCGTCATCTTCCAGAAATCGAACGTGCCCTGAGCGCTCGCGAACGAGCCGTCATCGCTGAGATGAACGCCTCCATGTTCAGACCAATCAGCTTCGAGGCATGTCGCCAGCTTCTGGTCTCTGGCAACTATCTTCTATACATCCCGAAGAAGGGTAAGCCCCGTGGCTTCCGCCTGTCGTCCTATGTCGTCCAGCGTGACGCATCGGGCAACGTCCTCGACATCGTAGTCAGGGAAGAGGTGGCCAAGACGGCGCTCCCTAAGGAACTGCGAGCAGGCCTCTCAGAAGAGGTGGCCGCATCCCGTGAATCGAAGATCGAAGTCTACACCAAGATCAGCCTGAACGAGGACGCCTCTAAGTACGTCATCACGCAGGAGATCGAAGGCAAGGTTGTCGAGGGTGGTTACTCCGGTGAATATCCGGTGGACAAGATGCCCTGGCTCCCGATCCGCCTGACCTACCTCGAAGGCGAGGATTATGGCCGCGCATTCGTTGACGAATACGTAGGTGACCTTACGTCCCTGAACGCCCTGACCGGAGCAATCCGTGATGGCACCATGCAGGCCGCTAAGGTTGTCTGGCTCGTCCATGCTAACTCCACGGTTTCCGCACGGAAGCTCGCTGCTGCTGAGAACGGCGGGTTCGTCCAAGGTTCGAAGGACAGCGTCACCTGCCTCCAGATGGATAAGGCCGCTGACTTCAGTGTTGCCGAACGCCTCATTGGTTCGCTGACCGAACGCCTCTCTTTTGGCTTCCTCCTCAACAGCGCCATCCAGCGCAATGGGGACCGAGTGACCGCAGAGGAAATCCGGTTCATGGCCGGTGAACTCGACCAAGGTCTCGGTGGTATCTACTCGCTTCTCTCCGAGGAGCTGCAGATGCCTGTAGCCAAGCTCTATGGTCTCCGCATGGAAGCCGTCCGCAAGGTACCTCCGCTACCCAAGGAAATCTCCAGCACGTCCATCGTGACAGGTCTGGATGCCCTCGGTCGCGGTAACGACCTCACGAACCTCGATGTCTTCATTCAGGGAGCTGCACAGCTCTTTGGTCCCGACATCGTCAAGCAGCGCATCTCGCCTACAGAATACTTCAAGCGCCGTGGTGCTGCCCTCGCGATCGACACAAGTGGCCTCGTGCTTACCGACGAAGAGATCGCAGCAGAACAGCAGGCAGAACACGAACGTCAGCTCATGCTGGCCGGGGCACCGAACGCCGTCAACCAGATTGGTGGCGGTATGCGTGACGCCCAGCAGCAGGAAGCCGATGCAGCACAAGCAACACAAGGAACAGAATGAGCGAAGAAACTCCGGTCGTTGAGACCACGGAAACCCCAGTTGAAACCCCGGTGGCACCGAAGCCGACCAAGGTCACCAAGGCCAAGTCCGCTGACCCTGATCTACCCGAGGGTGCCATTCGTCTCCTGACGGGCGGGATCTACGTACCGTCGTAATGGAAAGCGTAACCGTAGGCGCAGCGTCTGAACCCACTGAGGAACAGGCGCTCGCCGCTCTCACAGCCGAGGCCGAGAACGCCCCGACGACAACCGAAGAAGCTCTGGCCGCTCAAGAGGCACCGAAGCTTCCTGAGAAGTTCAAGACCACCGAAGACCTCCTCAAGGCCTATCAGGAACTGGAGCGCAAGCTTAGCTCCGGTAAGACTGAAGATGAACCTGTGGCCGAAGACGAACCAACGGTCGAAGAAGAGACTTCCGACGATGAACTCCCAGATGACGTAGAAGTCACCGAGGACGACGTTGAGGAAGCTGAAGAGGCCGAAGGCGACGATGAGCCGCTATCTGCCTCCGAAGTTGTCGAGTATCTGACCGATCGCTTCTCCGAACAGGAAGGCAAGCTCTCCGACGAAGACTACGCTCTGGCTGAAGAGATGGGCTACGACCGCAACATGGTCGATGCCTACATCGCTGGTCAGGCGGCTCTCGCTGAGCAGGCCGAGGCCAAGATCCATGAAGCCGCTGGTGGCGCTGACGCCCTCAACGACATGCTGGTCTGGGCTGCAACCGGTCTGACGCCGAAGCAGATTGACGAGTACAACGCCGCCCTGGCTGACAACGATGTCGCCAAGGCTACAGCTGGTGTCACCAAGCTACGCGCTGCCTACGAAGCAGCGGTTGGTGTCGAGCCAAAGCTACTCGGCGGCAAGCCTCCACGCGCAAGCGTCGATGTCTTCACGTCGTGGGCAGAGGTAACCAAGGCCATGGGCGATCCCCGCTACGGGCCTAAGGATCCAAAGTACACCGCAGAAGTCGCAGCCAAGCTGGCTCGCTCCTCGATCTAGTAACACACCCCTCACGCCTCTCAACGATGCGCATCAGAGGGGTTCTCATCCAAGGAAAAACATGCCTGTCACTCTCAGCGCCTCAAGCGTCGAGAAGCTGAAGGCTGTGCATCCTGACCTCGTTCGCGTGGTCAAAAGAGCTGCGTCCATCTCCACCATAGACTTCACGGTCATGGAGGGGACGCGCTCGGTTGCCCAGCAGAAGCTGAACGTCGCCAAGGGTGTCTCCTCGACAATGAACTCCCGCCACATCCCGTCCAAGGGCGTGGCCCATGCAGTCGATCTTGTCCCCATTGTTGCCGGTAAGGCCTCGTGGGATTGGGCCGTCTACAACAAATTCGCCCCCATCGTTAAGGAAGCTGCAAAGATCGAGAACGTCCCCATCGAATGGGGCGGCGACTGGAAGACCTTCAAAGACGGGCCGCACTTCCAACTGCCATTCAAGCAGTACCCGAAGTGACACATAAGCACTCGACCAGAAAGACTTCGAAGCTCTGGTTGGGTGTCGCCATGGTCCTATCGTGGATTGCCCTATTCGCTGCGCTGGCTCTCAAGCTTGAGACGGCTGCTGTAGGGGTCACCGTACTCATCCCCGCGATGTACACGGCTTACACCACGATCGGACATATGGACTACCGATCCACCCTATCCAATACCCAATCACCGGAACCGTGTCCCCAATGACAACCGTCTATAAATGGCTGGCAACTCTCCTCGCTGTCCTCGCCGTTGTCGGGGTTATCTACGGCAAGGGGCGGCTCGATAGTAAACACTCCGCTGAACTTCAGGTCGTCAAAGACCAACTGGCCACCTCGGAACTCCTAAGGCAGGCCGAACAGGCCGCATACGCCGCCGACGCCGACCTAGCAAAAGCCCAGGCAGATCGGCTGGCTCAAATGAACTCCGACATTACGGGACTGAACGCCTATGTTGACGCGCTTCAAGACGCTGATCGTGAGTGCCTTAGTGGCGCTGACACTGACAAGCTGCGCCAGCTTTGGCGTTAAGCAGTTACCTCCTGTTTACCCTGAGCTACCTGCGGACCTACGGGTCTGCTTCGATCAGGAAGTACCGCGCCCCGCGCAGGGGCCGCTCACCAAAAGGCAGACCATAGTCCTCATTGGTGAACTGAAGAAATCCGAAACGACGAAGACGGCATGCGGCCACCGCCTCATCCAGTTCTACGACAACCTTGGTGGAACCAATGGCAAACTTTAACGACGCATTCCGTGCCGCCAGAAAGTCTGGCAAGAAGGTCTTCACGTGGAATGGCAAGAAGTACAACACGAAGCTGAAGGCCGCAGCAGACCCTCGCAAATCTCCGTCAGCTCAGGGTGCCACTCGCGCCAATCCGGCGAACTCTCCGTCGTCTCAGGGGGCGACCCGCAGTGCCTCTGGTCCGGTACAGGGCCCGAACAAGCCTACAGCTCCGAAGCCCAACACACCTGATGTACCAAAGCCGCAGCAGGGTCCGCAGCCGTCTAAGCAGGTGGGCATCGCAAGGCCTGGATCAATGATTGCCAATGCCGCAGCAAAGGTGGCCAACGCACCTGCAGTGAAGCCTGCGTCTTCCAGAGCTAACGCCAACGCCAGCATCGTGAAGAAGGACCCAGCACCTGCTGCGGCTCCAGCTCCAGCGAAGCAGGGCCCGACCCCAGAAGGCGTCTGGTATGCCAAGAAGGGCTCGGCCATCTCGCAGGCGGCAGCTCGTCGGGCAAACGCTCCGAAGGTCCGCGCCGCGCTGGCAGCAAAGAAGAAGTGAATACTTAAGCCTCGGGCCTCTGACGGAAGTCATGCCTGAGCAGTACCGGGGGTTAGTTTAAGCAAAACCTAAGGGTCGCGCCCTTTGATCTGGTATCAAATCCAGACCCCCGACCAATCCTACGAACGTTCGAGCAAGTCACACTGACCTTTTTAGGCGGTGACTACTGGAACCAAGTGTCTCACAGAAAGACGACTTGTGACCCGAATACTGTCCCTTGAGGGGGATGGTGCAAGGATAATCTCAATGAACCTTCCGTGTTGCTCTTAGGTCCGCGCAAACCTCAGAACATCGTAAGGATAATACCAAAATGGCTAACGCTATTGTTTCTCCGTTGGGTCAGGCTAACGGCGCAGGCGCATCTGATGCACTCTTCATCAAGGTCGCTACCGGCGAAATCATCACTGCATTCGCGAAGACCTCGCAGTTCGTAGAACGCCATCAGGTCCGCACCATCGCCAACGGTAAGTCTGCCTCGTTCTACGCAACGGGTCGCTCGGCTAACGCTGGTTACCACACTCCCGGCACCGAAGTTCTCGGCGGTACGATCCCGGTCAACGAAGTCGTCATCACCATCGACGACCTCCTGCTGACCTCGACGTTCATCGCGAACATCGAAGAAGCCAAGCTCCACGTTGACGTACGTGGCGAGTTCACGAAGCAGATGGGCGAAGAACTCGCTCAGGCCTTCGACCGCAACGTCGCCATCAACGGCGTCCTGGCTGCTCGTCAGTCGGCTCGCGTTACCGGTCTCCCCGGCGGCGGTAAGCTGATCAACGCCAACTTCCTCACGGATGCTCAGGCATTCGCTGACGCCCACTTCGACGCTGCTGCGCTTCTCGATGACAAGTTCATTCCGTCCACGGAACGCTACTCGTACATGAAGCCGGCGCAGTACTACGCCCTCGTCAAGACGACCAAGGTCATCAACAAGGACTGGGGTGGCGAAGGTTCGTACGCCAACGGCTCGGTTGCCATGATCGCGGAGATCCTCCCGGTCAAGACGGCCAACCTGCCGAACACCAACATCACCACGGGCCGGTACCAGGGTGACTTCTCGAAGACCGCTGGTCTGATCACGCACCGCTCTGCGGTCGGTACGGTCAAGCTGATGGATCTCAAGGCCGAGAGCGAATACCAGATCGCCCGTCAGGGTACTCTGTTCGTCGCCAAGTACGCCATGGGCCACGGCCCTGTCCGTCAGGAAGGCGCGATCGAACTGTCGATCCTCTAATCCTCCCCAGCCGGGGCTCCTAACGGGGCCTCGGTTTTTTTCGTTTAAGGAACCCTGATGTCTTCACTTGATGGCTTGACGCCACTCACGGAGCTTGAGGCTGTCAACGTCATTCTCGCCACGACCGCTTCGAGCCCTATCTCGACGCTCGATGAGAACGAGCTGACCGAAGCCTCTCTAGCCCGAAATACCCTCCGAGCGACCCTTGTCGAAGTGCAGACGTTAGGGCTCTCGTTCAACAACGAAAGTGGCTACACGATCACCCCCGATCAGAACGGCCACATCGTTCTCCCGCGTAACACCCTGAAGGTTGACACGGACGGCTCCGACGCCTCAACCAACGTCACCCAGCGTGGCACACGGCTCTACAACAAGGACGACCACACCTACATCTGGACAAAGCCGGTGAGCCTAGAGATCACCTTGGGTCTCCCGTACGAGGAACTCCCGCCGTACGTGGCCAACTACTGCGTCATCCGTGCAGCTCGCCGGTATCAGGACCAGTACTTCAGCGACCAAGCTGTCCATACGTTCACCGAGAACGACGAGCTGTTCGCCCGTGCGGCCATGATGGAAGCCGAGATCGACTTGGCTGATCCGAACATGCTGACCGACAGTCAGTTCATGCAGGGGCTCCTGGCCCGTCGCTAATGCGGATCTCGGGTGTAATCTCGAACTTCATCAATGGCGTCTCGCAGCAGGCTATGGCCCTGCGTATGGCGTCTCAGGGCGACCTGCAAATCAATGCCCACTCCACGATTGTCGATGGTCTGATCAAGCGTCCGCCGCTGGTCCGTGGTCCGCAGCTCGTGGGTGACTTCACTGCCGTACCGATCCACTGCCACCCGATCAACCGGGATGTGGATGAGCGCTACGAAACCATCTGGTCCAAGAACGGCGTCCGCGTCTTCACCCTAGATGGACAAGAGCGTCAGGTGACCTACCCCGGTGGTCTTCAGTACCTCCAGTACGCCGGTGACCCTAAGGAACCACCGTATCGTACGGCCACCATAGGCGACTACACCTACCTCACGAACACCCAGCGAGCCGTCAAGATGGACGCGAACGTGGTCGAACGGGCCCAGCCTTACGAGGCGATGGTCTACGTCATGGCTGGAAACTACGGCAAGACCTACACGATCTCGATCAACGGCGTGAAGGTGGCAAGCTACTCGACGCCTGACGGTACCTCCGGTGCCCAGAGCCCCGGTGTCGACACGGCATACATCGCTCGTCGTCTGGCGACCGGTGAGACCCAGAACCTAGGCCTAACGGTCAACGGTGACCAAGCTTGGACCTACAAGGGCACCGACACGAACATAGTGGCTAACGGTGGTGGCGCTTACGGTATAGCTGTGGGCAAGGGTGTTATCTACATCAACTCGGCAAATCCATTCACTGTGACAGTCGAGGATGGCTACAACGGCCACGCCATGAAGGCGATCCAGTACGAGACGCAGGACTTCAACGATCTTCCGGCATACGGCTACCCCGGTGTCGCGATCAAGGTCAAGGGTTCCGTCCAGACGGCCTACGACGACTACTACGTCCGCTTCACGCCAAACGATGGTACCTGGGGTATCACTGGTGGCAAGTGGGTGGAGTGCGCCAAGCCGGGAAGTAGGCTGGCCTTCGACGCCGAGACCATGCCGCATGCGCTGGTACGGCAGTCCGATGGTACGTTCACATTTGGCCCAGTTAGTTGGGAGCGCCGCAAGTGCGGTGACGAGGTTACGAGCCCGAGCCCGAGCTTCGTCGGATCCGCGATCAATGACATCTTCTGGTTCAAGAACCGGCTGGGCTTCCTTGCTGGGGAGAACACAATTCTCGGCAGGGCTGGGGGTCCGTTCGATTTCTGGAAGATGACGGCGACGACAACCATGGACGACGATCCGATCGACGTGGCCTCCTCTGAGACCGACGTGTCCGTTCTGCGAGCT